TATGTACTCTATATCAGCTATTTCACTTAAATTAGTAGCTCCTGGTAAAGTATCTATTGGGCTAGGTGCTGATTGGTCTCTAACAGGTATAAAATAGTCCTGGTCAACAGCCATTTGATTCATCCTTAAATCAACATTTCCATTTGTTGGGTCAACGACTGGGTCTCTTTTGAACTTATTTGCTACTTTCTGAATGTATGCTTCTACATCTTTATCGTCCATGTTACCAACAAAAACTTTAAATACTCTTCTTTCTGGTGCTCTAGAAGTTCTATAAACTAACATCGCATCTTCAGCTAATAATAACTGTTTCCATATTCTTCTACATTTTTCTAACATAGAAGTACCATAAGGTAATCTTCTATCATCACCCAGTAGTCTAAAATGTGCAACTTCCCAAGAACTAAATTTTACATCTTTTTCTCTCCACTTAAATTCTACTTTGTGAGCACTAGGGTCATCATTACTTATTTGGTTTAATGCACTATGTCCCTCATTTCGTTCTATTTCAATATTAGGTAACTGATTAACACCAATAATTCCTTTTTCTGGGTCTATTTTAAGGTAGACAAAATTATCTCCATATTTACAAGTGTTACGAATCCACATAGGTAAATTAGTGTTAACGTCTAATATGTTATTAAACAAATCACCTAATATAGATTTAATTCTAGTAGACTCTGAATAAATGGCTAACATATAACCTTTTTCAGAAGGTGTTGTAGCTTCCTCAGAATATATATCCAAAGCTGCAGAAATTTCTGGTGTAAACTCCATAGATTCATAATCATAGTATGAAGCTAACCTTGTAGGTTCATAGTAAACTGATTTAGTGTAAAGTTCATTATCTATCTTTTGCCATTGATTTGATAGATATAGTGATTGTTGCATTTGCAACTTTTCTTTTTCATACTCATCTTTAGAGTCTGTTTTAAGAATGTCTTTTGGGCCTAGTTTAAATTTTTGGTATGAGGGTTCCTGTTGTGTAGGTCCTCCCGGTCCAAATAATTTACTTAACCTTTGATATATTGTGAAGTTATTTGCCATGTTGTTTAATAATATTAATTATTTTATAAATAGTAAATCATTTGTTATCGGACTTTACCGAATAACCAACCATAGTCTTTATATTGTTGTCTACTATCATTACTGTGATTCCCTGGAATGCCTAAAATTCCGGTATTTTGTTGTGGTCTTCTATGTTCTGGTTCTTGTGTGGACCCATTATCACTACCTGACGTGGTCCAACTATTTAACATAGCTTTAGTTAAACTATCAGCTTTTTTTAATTGTGAAAATGAATTTTCCCCTACATATAAAGCCATTGCTATTGCCATAATTAAATCGTCATGTTTACCTTTCATGTGATTAGGTTTTCCGTTTATATAAACAAATGTATGAAGTTCATTTAATAATCTTTTAGACCTTATAGTAAATTTATGTCTTAACGACTCCTCAAAGGCAGCCACAATTTGACTTCTTTTATTATTGAATGCCAATCCTGGTGTTTTAGTTCCTTCGTTTGGGTTGTACTTCCATTTGTCAGCAGTATTCATCCCTTCCACATATAAATCTTTATATCCTAGTTCTTGTAATTTTCTAGAAGTGGCTACACCCATACCACCTGTAATATCAGTAACAACATAAGCTTTATACATCGTACCCCATTTGTATATTATATCAGCAGCTAAATCGGGTGGTATTTTACCTAAATATTCTAATACTTGACATCTTTCATCAAAATCAATTATGATAATAGAAGTAAAATCTTCCGAGTCACCCCTACTAACATCACAACCTAAAATATATCTATGACCTTCCTTTGGTTTTTCCCAAACCCATAGTTGGTTCCCGACAAACATATCTTCTGGGTCTCTAATATCTTCATTTTTTATCCTTTCTATCGTTTCTACTGGGATTACGTTATCACCAGAACCTAAAAAGGCACTCTCTAACTCTTGTGATATTTTTCTTCTATCATACTTAAGTTTTTTAACCATACTCTCAAACCAATCAGAACACGGTTTATAACCATTTCTAATTAAATCTGTAAATTTATCTAAGTCTTTTTCATGTAAAAATTCCGTTTCATCATAATCTTCCATGTTTAATAGGAAATGTACAATATCTTTTGTTTTTACCCAATATAAATCTTTTGTAAATCTAGGGTCATTTTCCCAATGTAATTCCGATATGTGAAAACTATTTAATCCTTTTATAGATTGTTCATAAATTTCGTAATAAATTTTATCATATCCGTTAGGGGTAGATATAACTATTACTTTACCACCAGTGGATAGGGATGCCATACAAGCAGCCCAAAAATCATCACCAGCCTCTATATAAGCAGCCTCATCAAAAATAAGTGTTGTAGGTGTAAAACCCCTAAGTGCATCTACAGAAGTTGCTACCGCTTTTACTTCACTACCATTATTTAATTTAAAATGTTTCTGAGAATCTTTTTCTTTAGAGAACCCAACATTAATCCAATCAGGCCATTGATTTAAAAACCCCCTAACTTTATTAGCAAATTCAGACGCGGTATCTAATTTATTTGCTATTATTAATATTTTTTCTGGTCTTGTTTTAGAAGCAAACTGTAGTTTTTTTGAGACCCAAGCTGCTGTTGCTGTAGATACACCAGCCTGACGATATTTCTTTGTAATGTTATCGTTGTACTTATCAAAATTACTTAACATCATTTTCTGTTCAGGAAATAAATTAAATGGGACGTATTTCGATTGGGTATTATCGTAAGTTTCCAAATACGTTTCAATCGAGTAGTTGGTGTCTTGTAGGCACCTGGCATATTCTTGTATTAGCTCTTGTTTATCCATATACTATAAATATCGGAAAAATATTAACCTTTTACAAGTTGTATAGAAAGTCTTTTTCTGCTTTTGTTAAAGAGTCCATACCACTTTTATTAATTTTATCTAAAATAGTGTCCATATCCAACTCTTCAACGTCTGGTAACTGGGGTGTATTATCTATCTGTGGTGTTGTTTCACCTGAGGCGTCCTCGTAGTCTTCTTGTTTTAATTGGTTGACTATTTCATCAATCATTTTTTTAACTTGGTCTTTACCTTTTTGGCTACCTGATAGTATTTCTTTAGCTAGGGAAAGGAATTGTTCTGCTTCTAAACTTACAAATTTAAAATAAAAATAGTTTTTAATTCTTTTTTGTTCGTCCGCGTCAAAGAAATCATCTGGGTATACTTCTAAAAATTTTTCCCAAATTACTGGACCTAATCGTAAATCCCAAACTTCAGCTGGTAAAGTATCCTCCATACCAATGACTTCTTGAGCCATGTCTGGGTCAGACGGTAGTCCGTGAGCTGAAACATACTCCATAACACCTTTATATAGTTCATGTACTAATATAGGGAACATTAATCCCTTTGCTTTAATTGTAGGTGGGTCTGTTTCTAAGTCTAATTCTTCTTTTCCAGCCATAGCTTGTTCTGCACCACCACCACCAATCATACCTTCCATGTCTGGCATTACCCAATACATTAAATCATTAACTGACATTACTATGGAGTATAACCCAACTAAATCTGGGTTTATATCATTTAATTTTTCATTTACTAAGTGGTACATGTAGTGAGCTTTTTTTGCTGACCCCTGTATTAAAGAATTTATAAATCTTCTTTTTTGTTTTTCTAAATCTAATTTTTGTAACCTTTTAGCGGCCTCATCCTCCATCTCAAAATTAGGAAATTCAGGTTCTTTCTTTTTCTTTTTTTCTTTAGGTTTTTGTTGCATTCCTGACATATTAGGTTTTTCCAGTTTTGCGTCAAACTGTAAATCACCTTCAGGTATACCCATTTCACCAACAACCAACTCTACTGCAAGATTTTCTAAAACTTCTTTATTTTGTGATTCTATTTGTAGTATTCTTTGAGCCGCCTGCATTAACATTGGTTGTAGAGACATGAAAGTTTGTGGGTCTATATTTTCTACTCCTGTCGCATCTTTTACTTTTTGTACAACATCTTGAAATCTTTGGGATGCGATTAGCTCTTCAAAATTGTCTGGAATTCCATCTTTATCTACGTCTGGAAATGCTTGATGTCCACCTAATGGGTGTTCTTGAGATTTTAACTTACCCTCAATGTCTGGGGACATTCTTTCACGACCGTCACCATAGTCAATCGGTGGTGCTTCATTGAGTTTTTTCTTAGCCATGTTGTGTTAGTG